TGGCGATAGTACCCCTTCATTAAGTTTGTTTGATTGACTCCCAGCGGGTTGTCGAGGGGTTCGCCAACCCCCACTAGGCTCAATCTTTGCGGGACGGTGAATCGTTTAAGGTAACGAGGGACAGAATCCCTTTCGGCCACAGCCTTTTCCAGTTCGACAACTTTCCCATTTCTGGAGTCCTCGTACTGGTAAACAGGCATTAGCTATAGTTTTCCTTATCCGACTCCTCGGCCATCTTCATCATACGGTCTTCTTCGGACTCTTCGGGTACAGCGGATTCTTCTTCAGATGCTTCAGCCATAGCGTTGTTCACACGCACCATAGCCACGCCACCTTCAATTTTCTCCACTACACCTTCCAATTCCACCATGTCTCCAGCTTCTGGTGTGGCGTTTTCTTCGCCTTCACCTAGCTCGAACATAGAGATCGGCAATTTAACCAATCCTTCTTTCATAGCTGGTTTCTCCTTAGTGGAAGAGGCTGGGGAGGTTTTACCCTCCCCAGCTTTCCGAGGACCCATACCAATGACTAGCATGGTTCCCATTTAATTATTAGCTGTAGTTGGACTTCGCAACGATGACTCGGAAGAACCGAGGATCGAGTTGCTTGGCCGCGTAGAACGTCTTGAAGGACGCAACAACGCGCTGTCCATAAGGATCGCTCTTATCAGCAGCATCAAGGATCGTGACCTTCGGAGCGAAGGGCGAGCCAGAGGCGGCCAATGAAGACAAGCTAGGAACACCAAACGCGCCACCACCGAGGAGGACGTTTGCATAACCAGTGTTAACACCAGTTGTTCCTACGCTGTTTTCAGCGATACCAGAGGCGGAGGTATTAAAGGTCTGGACGTTGGTCGAAGAAATGACCGACACGCCAAACAATTTACCAGTCTCACCTTTGAAGATTTGGTCGGGAGCCGAGTAGCTCGACACCTTCAACCAATCATCGTCCTGCTGTAGATCACGGATAACGGCAGGATGCGCAACAAGCGCGTAGCCGTCCTTGATCTTAGGAGCGCGGGCGATGAACAACGAAGTCGCACCATCGAGCAAGTCGGTGGCGGTCATTGCGCTGTTAGCAACGGACGAGGTAGCCCAGGTCGTGCCGTTCGTTGTGTTTTGAGCATAACGAGCGTAGGACTTGACTGCTACACCAGTACCAGTGCTGGTCGAGGAGTCCTGCACCAACGCACGGTGACAGAGGGTGTCAGCGTGGAGGGCGGCATCTTCGCCGAGTTGTTTAGTGGCCTGGGCAAGATGAGAAAATAGCTCTGTAGCGAGCACGACATCCGTGAGGATGATTTTGCTTCCATATTGCACCAAGGTTGCCTCAACCGAGGACAACGTGAGATCACGCTCGTCACCAGAAGAAGGAGTCGTTCCTTCCGACAAAGCGGAGATCGCAGTGATGCTGGGATCGCCGAAGCGGAAGAACCGAATCGTTTTGTTTCCACCCGTTTTGGTCGGGTAGGGGGCTTTCATTGCGAATTGCTCCATTTGGAGCAATGGGATTGCACGTTCCAATAACGCCTTCGAGAAGTACGTCTGGAACTGTGCGCTGACTGAACCAGTAGTTACCATATAATTAAGTATCCTTGTTTGTTATGACTACTCAACCTCTGTCAACTTCGCTTGCCATTTTCATCAATTCACGTTCTTGCTCATCGAGCGAGAGTTCGTGAAAAGCTTTAGTCTTGGCAGGACCTTTGGGTTGACCTGACGCTGGAGTAGTCGCTTTTCTGAGTTGAGAAAGTTCTTTCTCATACTCTGCAACCTTTTTCGACAAATCGGAGGCGGACTCCGCTTTAAGCTTAACCTTTGCAATTCCAACCGCATCCTTGATACCCGCTGGGTAATTACGCAGGATAGCGTGGTTTTGCAACATTTCCGTTACGGCTTTGTACAGAGGAGTAGTTGAATCTTTGAGTTCTGGGTTTGCGTCAACCTCTTCCATCAGATTCTTGTCCCACGCAGACTTTAGCTCTGCTTGGGTTTTCTGCTGGAACTCTTTCTTGTCCTCAACCTCAATCTCGCTGGCTTTGTTTTCAGCGAGTTTCGCAAGATCGTCACGGCCTTCATCACGGTAGCTCTTTGCCGCTTCCCTGTAATCTTCCGCGCTAAACTTGCGACTTGCCGTCTTTGTCTCGCCTTGAGGAGCTTCTGGAGTCTTCCTTGCCCTTTCAGCCTCGATCTGTTCGCGTTCTGCTTTGATTCTGGCTTTCTCGGCTCGGACATCTTCCCACTCCTTCTCAAGTCGTGACTTAGCCTTCTCGTAACGGGTAGGCTTCTTTTCGGAAGCCGACTCCGACTTGTCTTCTGAAGATTGCGTTGTTAAAGAACTTTTATCTTCCTCGGATTTCTCCTTGGCAGACGAAACATCATCCGATGCTTCTAGTTTTGTTTTTTCGGCTTCTTCAGCAGGCGCGGGTGTCTGCTCGTTATCTCCGCTGACCTTTTCTGTAGCTTCCGTTTCTACTTTGGCTTTTTCGTCTTCCTTGGGAGTAGGATTAAAATCCCGTCCTTCGTCAGCCGCTTGCGCCATCGCCAATACATCCGCTTCAGTCAGGTTATTTGAATCTGCCATTTGACCCTTTCTTACACTTGTCGGTAGGGAGTCATTCTACCTAAAGGTTAGTCGGCTACTGGTTCATCCGATCCATCCCCATAGCCTGGGATGGCGGAGTTAAGTTTTTGGGATGCGAGCGATTCTAAGGTCGCAACACACCCACGAAATCCTTTAGCATAACCACAAGCGTCTGCAAGTGCCTCTGATTTCTTCATCACAGCAGAGCCATTCTGACGCAGGGTTAGGTTGAGCAAAATAAGACTTAGCTTCTGTCCTGTTGGAGTTGACAAGAATCCCGTCCACGCCTTCTCATCCTCATCCTCCCATTGCGGTTCGTTGACCCATTCTTGGTCGCGAATGAACGCCAATGCTGCTTTTAGTTTTCTCATAGCTTTATTGCCCAAGAATCGCCTTGAAATAGTGTATAGTCCTTTTGTCCTATTTCTTCAAGTAAGGCCATCTTGACTGACTTCCAACTCCAATCGTGACCAGCCATAATCCCGCCTTCTTTAAGCTTCTTGCGCCAACCCTTTAGGTCTGCCAGCACGCCTTCGTAGCGGTGATCTCCGTCAATATAAACTAGGTCTAGCTCGCCATCCTTGAAGAATTGGAGCGCATCCAAGCTTTTGCCTCTGCTATATAAAACATTCTTAAATGGGGATACGCGCTCTTGGAACGCATCAAAGACAAACTTCATTGGGCATTGCTGACTCGCCCTATCGTTAATGTCGTACCCGTTCAGCCAAGGATCTACGGCAAGAACATCCTTAAAATACTTTGCTATGACTACTGTTCCCTCGCCACTATAAGAACCAATCTCAACCGCCCTACCAGTTGCACCCTGTTCGTTCGCCCACTCACACAGCTTTGCCAAGCCTTCCGCTTGGAAGGCATCGCGCATTACTGGTACTTTCAACCTGCCATCGGTGCTGGTGCTTGGCCTTGCATTGCTTCTGGAGGCAATTGTTGCCCCTGCTGTTGCATCTGAGCCTTACCTGCATCACGAAGCTGTTTCTGGATAGCGCGGGATGTGTTGGGGTCGATCTGTTCCAACGCCTGCAAGTGCTGTTGTAAGTGCGCCATTAGAACTTGCATTGCGCTCTGATCGACCTGCTGTTGTCGCTGTTGAGCCGCTTGGTTAAACGCGAAGAGAACGGATATATGCGCTTTGTGATCATCGCTAGGCTTGATTGCGACTGGGAATCCAGTTGCAAGCATAGTCGCGATTTCAGTCGCTTGATCTTCAGCTTGATCGCCAGAGGCTGCGTTTGGATCTTGGAAGAGTCTGCGGACCAGCGAGGGATCGTCTTGTTCAAGCACTGACTTTACCAATTCGCCTTGGTTGATGAAAGGATTATTTTGGAACATCTGCATACGCGATACAGATTTCTGCAACGCGAACTGACGATTGATGAAATCCAATCCACCCTTTGGCTCAATTGAATACTCATCGTGGATACCTTCGGGTGGCATCGAGCCTGTCTCTTCCGCATAGCGATACATCAAGTCTTTCTTGTTGTACTGCGTGTAAAGTGACCAGCACTGTTTGAAGAGATGGGCTAGACCCATTCGGAACATGCGATTGCGTAAATCGCCAGAAGCTGCTGCCTGCGACTGCAACGCTTGAATCTCGGTGGCAGTCTTGCGATCCGACACCTGGAACTGCGACCCAGCACCAAAGTCTGGATTGCCCATCCGCTGTTCGGAAAGCAGACGCTCTTCAAGCATCAGTTTCTGGAAGTCAAATGGAGGTTGGCTAAACTGAACTGGCTTCAAACCTTGTGGCAGGATCTGCCCAGGCTGCATCTTCAAGTTCGATGTGTTTAGCGAGATGGGATTCTGTGCTTCAAAAACTGGGCGGTTGGCAAGCTCCACATAGTCAGAGAGACTATTTTTTAATTTATTGAGGAGGTTCTCATTCGGGAGGAGGATCTCGGCCACACCTCGTGGACTGTACCAACCGCCACCAGTAACTT